TATTCACTTCTTTGATTTATTTGAGAAACAATATTTATATTACCTTCATAATATGCCTTAGCTAATTCAACGGCTCTTGATAGTATCTCTGAATGTAATATAGGGTTTAATTCGCATTCAGAAACACCTGAAAGACCATCTATAGTAAATCCGTAAGAAGATATATCAGACAGTATAATAGGCTTTGGCTTCCTTATATACCTCATGACGTATGAATCAGTTACAACTGTATGCCCAGTATGCGGTATTATCTCGCAATAACAAGCTGTGTTGTGTTGTGAGTTATTTACTGCATATTTAAACATTCGCCACACCTGCCTTTTTAGCGGCTCAAAATATGGTTTTAGTGACAGTCTTGCGTATTCATCACTGGTTATAGGCATTATATTACATCTAGTGCTTTTGCCTCCATATTTAGTTACAATAGCTTCATTCACTGGAATAAACAGATCACTTGGCGCAGCATACAAAATAGACCTTTCGTCTAATAGATCTTGTCCTGAACTTATGCTTGTATTTAATATCTTAGTTTGCATTAACTCAGAAAACTCTATTTGCCTTTTAGGATTTCCATCTATGCCAGCAGAGTATTTATTCCCTGCTGGATTAATATGATTTTTAAGAATCTCCTCTTGAGCTTGAGTTAGTATAAAAGACTTTTCAAATTCTTCAAGCCCAGGAGCAGTGTTATTGCTTATGTTATTATACAGAATATCAAAGCCTTGAGAAAATTCAGATACATTCATTATATTTTTACTTTTTAGTTTGCGCCATAATAGCGATTCGTAAATTCTGGTTCTTAGGAAGATTTAGATACCTACTAGCAATAGCTAGTGTAGGTTCTTCGTTATCTGCACACAAAGGCATGTTGCCTTCTTTCAAATAATAGAAATCTCCTCTTTTTGAAATAACACGCTGTTCTACGGCTTCTTTAATAAGCAGTTTTGTTTTTATATACGGGTCATTTGCTACTATTATAAATAATTTAGCATTTGCCGAGATAACCTTTTGAGCTGCCGCAAGAACAATTGCTGGATCTTCTTTAGCAATTGGCCTGCCATCAACTGTTTCAACAATTAGTTTAAGAAGCTTAATGTCTGATTGCAATTCGCCTAGCTTCATATATGCTTCCATATTTGCACTAAGCTCTTTGTTCTTAAGACTAACTTCTTCGTTCTCTTTGATTATAACAAACTTATAAGTTCTCTTTGGCGATTCCTGTAGAGTTGCTATATTAGGACAAATAGCGTCTTTATTAGATAATAGCACTTTGTACTTAATGTAATCGTCTGGAATAGACAGGTCTAAGTAGTTATCTTCTTTTGTTAATCTAATATATACGTTGTCCCAATAGTTGTTAACCTTTAAATAGATAGATAAAGCGTTTTTCTCAAGACCCATAGCTTGTTCTAGAAACGCTTTTTCTTTGTTAGTTAAAACATTCACGTAGTTACCGCTGCCCTCTAAACGTGGAACACAATACACTTTAACAGCATTAGCTGCCATACCGCCATAATAAACGTGCTTAGGGTTATTAATAACACCATCTTCACGAAGTACTGGTCTTATGATAACTCTTTCATTTGTTAGGCAAGACTCTACAACGTCATGCGACTCTTCTTTTTTTGAATTAGATGTAGCGCTTTTCTTTATATCATCAATAACCTCTTTTAGATCACTAGTTACAGTTCTCTCAACAGTTTCATCGATGGATAAATCAACGTCTAATTCATCAATTTCTTTCTTCTTTACCATTATTTTCTCCCAATTTTAATTAATAAATATTTTGTGTGAATAAATAGAATCGAACTATTGACACAAGGATTTTCAGTCCTTTGCTCTACCAACTGAGCTATATTCACATTTAATAGTTGCGAGAGGTGGAATCGAACCACCGACCATTGGATTATGAGACCAATAAGCTGCCACTGCTCTATCTCGCAATTAAGAGGCTAGATTACTCTAGCCTCACCAGTTTTAAAGTGCAGTACGTCTGGACTTGCAGGCGAGGGCACTGTAGCGTTTTTACCGCTGATTTTTATATAGACTAACTACATTAGAAATAGTAGTTAGGAGAAGCTCTATTAGCCTCTTAGTAAGTTAGGTATTAAAGACATAGTTCTTGTTGCATCCAAGATGAATACTCCACCCCACCACATTCTGTGGTATACTGCTGCATCTTCGTCAAAAGACATGTTTTCGTTACCCCAGCGTCCAGTAAACGGATCTCTCAATCCCCACTGAATACCACGAACTTCCTCATGATTTTTGATCTTAGCCAACTGAATATTAGGAGCGTCAAAGTTTGTTCCGATATAAAGAATGTCATATCTATAAGATTCTGCTACACCACCATTTGGATGCATAATCTTATTACGTACTGGATCATCATAGAACGGATCTACTTCAACTTTTACGATAACTCCATTAGGAGCTTTAAACTCTGTAAACTGGAATCCAGCAGACATTGCGTTGTCGTGCAAGTTAGAACTAGTCTTACTTATGATTGCAGGGTTCTGAGCATTCAAGAAGCTCATAGCCTTCCATCCAGAAACAGTATCTAGTACTGCCTTGTGGAATTGAGTTGCTCCTCTTTCACCAGTCTTCAAGATGAAGCGTCTTTCACCAAACCCAAGCTTAGTAGTAGAAATTTCAGTCAATGCGTCCTCAATGAGCTTCAAGCTAAAGTTATTGTAATAGATAGTATTACCATAAGCCATCTGCGCACGAAGACCGTCACCTTGACGAATGACGTTACCACTCTTACCAATATTTAGATATTCACCATTTGAGTTTCTATTGCTAACACCAAATGAAATAACGTTTGATTTTTCTTCAGAGAATTGCTGTTCAAGAGTAAGTTCTACGTGTGACATCCACATGTTAGAAACAATCTTTTTGCCATTTCCATCAACAAACGGAATACCAACAGCCACCTTTTTATTGATCATGTCGCCCTCTGCCTTATGCTGAATACGGATTTGAGAGAACTCATTACGCATAGAGATTGGAGTAGAGAATCTAACATCACCAACTTTACGAGAACCACCTCTTTCTACAGGAGAATATTCTACGCTAAAACGCTTACCAAGAACAAGTTGTCCAGCAGGCATACCCTCTGTTACACCGCCAGCCATTTCGCACTTATAGACAGCATTAGAACCCTCCATTTTGGGGTCTGCCTTAATAAGTATTGGGTAAACTTCGTTAAGCTCACCAACGATCATGTTGCCGTCAGCAAACCAATCTTCTGAGAATACTAAATAGAATGGTGATCCACCAACTCCGACGTTTGCTACATCGCTTGCAGCGACGATAGACCCGTCTTCTCTACGAGCCTCTAACAAAGGAATATTGCGTCTTGAGCTACCAATTACTTCCCAAAAATAATCATCATCATTATCAAAGTATTTAACTGGGAACTGTTTCAAGTACGCCTCAGTATTTTTTCCGTAATGCAAAGATAAAAGTTGAATCATTACATCACTTGCTTTCTGCGGACTCTTTCTGTAGATAGCACCAATATGATTATCTTTTGATGTGCCTTTCCACGATGTGAATCCGACCATTTGCCATTTTCCTAAAGCCATGTTTTATTATTTAAAAATTGTTATTATTACGAAAGATCTAATTCACCAGGGAGCTTAGTATTAGATTCTCTAGACGACCTACTGCCGCCAATAGAAAAGCTTGAGCTATCGGATTTTAGCATCTTTTCAAGATTACTTATTTTCTTTTTTGATTGTTTGTTAACCTCTTTATCTATCACCTTTCCAATGTCTTTAAAGCCATCTGTTAGTGTATATAATAGATTGAGTTTGTAATTGTATTCGACCTTGTTTTCTTTTGCATATTTTTGCAAAGCTGTCATTGGATTACCATTTTCATCCTTTGCAACAGCTTTCGTTGCGGTCTCATAAATTTTATTTTGCATCTTTTTATCCAGAGTTATTCCAGCAATAGGCTCTCTTTCATTAAATACCATATTCTTGAAATCTTCTGCCTCTTTCTTCTGCCTTTGAACGAACGCCTTATGTTCTTCCTCTTTCTCTTTTAGAATTGCATCGTATTCTGACTTGAAATAATCCCTACTGCTTTCTAAAGCCTCTAATGCGTCTTCTTTGTCTGTGCCGTTGTCTACTGATTTATCAGCTTCTTTCTTGGCTCTTTCTGGCTTAAAACCTCTATTGATATAGTCCTGATAAATTAATTGTCGCCTTAGATTTTCTCCATCTTCAGTTTCAGCGTTTATATCTTCTTCTTTAATAGAGTTAAGAATATTAAGTGTCTTCTCAAACCCCTGGACTTCATCTACTGGCACTCCAGTTTCTAATGCAGTCTTAATGCGTTTTTGAGTTTCGTCTAAATGATTATCTATTTGCTTTTTAAATAAATCGATTAAATCATCAGCGTTTTTAACTGACTCTAGAGACTCGCTGTCTAAATCAAGGACTCCATCTTCGGCAAGAGCCTTCGCTATGGAAGCATAATTGGGAGAACTCATGTCTTCCACATCTTCTTCTGGCTCATCCTTGTTTTGATCAACTTCTTCGGCTACTCCCTCTTGACTCTCAAATAATTCGTCATCGCCGCCGTCTCCTTCGTCAGATTTATTGTTATTTTTTTCTTTATCATTATCTGAACCTAGGTCTTCTAATCCACCTAGTTTATCCATGTCTTCTTCTGTGCCATTTCCCAAGGCATCAAACAGACCATTTTCTTCACCCCAAATCATAATTCTCTCCCAATTTTAATTTATTTTGCAAATATAATACCTTTTACATTAATAACCAAAGACGTTTTATCTCTGGTTATTAATATCCGTTTTTGTTTATTAATCCATTTTTACTATTTAGGTATAGATGTCAATAAAAGTTTCCTATCTTCTTTTGCTATATTATTCGTTCTACTACGTGACATCGCTCCGCAGTCTTTACATCTATAGACTGTAAATTCTCCAGTGTTAGAATAGAAACGTTTCTTCTCTGCAACAAGCTCATGAGATCCGCAACAACTACAACTAAGCGGTTTATCTACATTGTATACGCCCATATTAGGATGTGACTTCATCCAAGGTCTTAGTTTTAAGTATACTAGTTCTGTGATTTCCACATCGTGAACATTGTACTCTAGCATTTGATTTAAAGCTGCAATATCTCCGTCTAAACATTTAGTCCATAAAGAAAATTCAGTCTTATGCTTCATTGGAATGCCAAATAACTTAGCTAGATAATCAAGCTTCTTAGACGTAAAAGAGAAAGATTGTTTAGCTATTTCCAACGTATCAACTTGCCTATAAGGAGATGGTGGTTTCATTCCAGCTAAAATAAATCTAGTGTTTATCTTCTTTATATCAAACCTTCTAGAGTTGTGTCCTACTACAATATCTGCTTGATCTAGCAAAGTCCATAATCCTTGTAAAATCTTTGAGTCGTCTTCTGCCTTTGCGTCTAACGGATCTACAGCCATAGCATGCATATCACCACCAACCCATTTTGCTGACCAGCATATAATAAAAAAGTCGCTTAGCAATTGCTCTGGGTTATTATAGTCGTTCCATAATGACCATATATAAGACCTTAAAGGAGATGTTTCAATGTCTAGAACAAGTATCTTTTGCTTTTCATTATTATCAAATTTTACCACTCCAAATCGAACATTGCTTTTAGCCAATTTAATAACATCCTGAGTAACCTTAAATCCTTTAGCTAATTTACCAGCACCCATGTTTAACAAGTATGGCTTTTCACGCATTAAAGCCTCGATTTCTTTTAATTGCATAATATTAATTTTCTAGTTTTACAACTCGGACAGAATCTATTCTAACCGATTTATTTTGATTCTCTAGCTTGTATTTTAATGTTTCGTCTTTTTTAAAATTGAATTTAATCAATCGTTTGAAAAATGGTTTTACCCTATAGCTTTTTTCTATATAATAAATAAATGAAATATTATCAGAAGACTCTGGTATGAATAAAATGCCAGTGCTATCTGCTTTTATTGTTGCCTTATTGAAAGGGTCTTTTATAATTACTGTATCTATTTTCAAATAGTGATCTATAACTTGAGGTATATAAAATGAATCTCTTAATGTTATAGCTGTTGAGCTAGCATGTGTTGCTTGTTTGTTTTTGGATTCTATTGACTTTACCTTTTTTTCTAAAGATGTAATCATTGAATCGCCGCTCTCTTTCATTTGTTTTATATCCAATCTCAATATGGCATTTTCTTTTGTATTCTTGCTTATTATACCTTTGTATGCGTTTATATTGTTATTAGATAGCTCAATCTCTTTATTTAGAGATTTGTTTTTATTAAAAAGCACTGCTGAGTATCCTATTAAAGATACTACAACAATGCCTAAGAATATGATAATCTTATTATTTATCATTTTGTTTATCATTTAGATCAACATCATAATGCCTAGATGATTTATCTACTAATATTTTTTGAGCTAATCTAGCCCATTTACTTCCATTTGCTGAACTTGCGTTTTCAAGACAGGATATAAGTTGTCTTATGGCGTAAGCGCCAGTGACTATTCTAGTCAAAAACATATCATCTATTTGAATGATTATTTTGTCTATTGCATAAGCGGCTAATATTAAAAGCATTGCCTCAAACAAATTACTTGTCGCCCTACGTATCTTGGAAGATGAGAGCTTGCCCTTGCTTTTTTTATTTAACTTCTTTACTCTTACTGATAATCTCCATGCGAAATAACAATCAGCCAATGTTAGCCCTGCTGCTAAAGCAAGGAATATCATAATTGGCTGATAAAATGTTAAAACGCTTAATGCTAACGGAATAATGTATTTGTTTAGTATATCGTTAGTGAGATAAATCCCTGTTTGGTTTGGTATCATAGTTGTTAATATGGTTTTCTACGTCTCCCAAACATAGATATTATTTACTGCTTGTATTCTTTGTCTCTATTTTCTTCATTTCTATTTTAGACTTTTCATCAAACTGCCTTTTATCTTCATTTAAAAGTTCTCTTTCTTTATCTGTTAAAGATGCTTCTCCTTCAAGCTTCATCTTTTCTATTAAAAGTTTAGTTTGATTGTCCCTCTGATTTATCAAGTCTCTTAACGCTAACTCTTTATCAACTTGCTCTAATTGCATCTGAGCTATTCGTTCACTAGACTCTCTATTAGCCTTCGCCTCCTCTTGCCTCATCTGATTAAGCTTCTGCTCGTCGTTTTCTATCCTTCTAGAAACAGATTGCATTGACGTATCAGAGTATATCTTTATAAGCGTAGAGAATGTTACAGCTTGATTTTGCATTGCAGCTTGCGCCAATGTATTAAGCTTATCAGCGTGCAGCGCAGTAGAATCTGATTCATCGTATACTAATCCATAATCACATTCTGCAAATTCATCTCCATCAATGTTTATGACATTCATAGAGAAGTCATCTAATATATTCTGGAACTTCTTCGATTCACCCATCATTGCTATTTTAGCTGTTTCTATAAAGCATTCTATAGCAGCTTTTTTGGCGTCAGAATGCATGCTAAATAGCCATTCAGTTATATGCGATGATTGCAATGTTGCTCTTTCTATACCACCAACTGTTTCTCTTGAGCTAGTCTGACCTTCTCTTTGTCTTGAAATTCCAGCCACCTCACCCATCTCGCTCTTAATGAACTCCATTAAGTTAATGTGGTTTTGTATATAAGAACCAGTTTCTGCATCTAAAACTCCATTGGTATTGTTATTCATCATACCAGATAGCTTGCCTTTTGCAGCTCCGTAGTTTCCCTCTTTAAAGCTATCCGTCACTGCTATCTTGCTCTTCTTTGCATAATAAAGCCATTTCTCTACGTCCCATCCAGATGGAATCATCGCTAAGTCCAACTTTAATATTCTACCCCAGTTAGCTGCAATGGCTTCATTTAGTCTGTCATTCAGAACATTATACATATAATTATAAGGCTTCATCATTTCGACTAATGAATAAGCTCTATTATTTGTCTGCGTATAAATCCTACCAACAATACCAAAGTGACATGCGCTAGGATTGCTTAGTCTGTTATATTGTATCTTTCTAGGTCTAATAAATGGGTATATGTCATCTCCTAGCTTAACGCCTTCCCATGCTTCGTTTATCCAAAAAGTCTTTTCAGATTCTCCTAAATCTTTATTTATTTTATATGTCTCTGGGTAAAACTCAGTTATCTCTTCCCCAGTCTCTGGGTCAAATGAAGTAACAAGTTTAACCATTCGTCTTGACTTCCAGAAGAATCTAAGCCTCCTAATATTGCCGTATTCATCTGTAGAAGCGTCATGATAATGCGACGCTCCTGACGCAAATAACTGTATACCATTTAACAATTCGCTGGATTGCACGGCTTCGCCCTCTTCTCCAACAAATACAAAAGTTTCTCTTTCATCTCTATTATGCATCTCATCAGATGATGCGCCTAGCATGTCTCCATAAAGCTTTGCGCAATCCTCTTTTGTAAGATCTCTATAATAAATATCAGTTAGCTTTCCAGGACTACAATAATCAGTTATTATAATCATATCTGCATCCTCTATCTTATTAGAGCTACCCATTTGTATTAGGTCAACAGATCTTGTATCTAAAACCTCTATAGTAGGTTCACCTCCAACGATGTCACATGCGTATATTTCTTCGCCAGCAATAAGGCCGTGCATGAATCCATTATTAAAAATCATTGGAAAATTCAACTCTTTCCAATAATGATTTAACAAGAAATTAGCTCTTACCTCTCTAATGTCTTGCCATTCGTATTTGAAGTAATCCTCTAGTCTAGAAAGCTCTGCACTTGCAGACTCTTCATCAGGAAATGAGGCTTCCACCCATGATTGAATAGCAGCGCCTAAAGCAGCTTTTTTGTCATTCTCTTTGGCTGATATTGCATCTGGATTAGTTACTATGATTCTTGGTATAGACTTTCTCTTGTATTCCTCTCCCAAAAGAACATTAAGCTTGCTATTTATAATAGGCATATGCTGAACTGTATCTGGAACAAAGCTTGCATCTATACCGCTAGGATTTAGTGTTGTTGCTATATCATCCATGTGGATCTTTCCAGCAACTAAATCATAATTTATAATCTTTCGCCTTAGAGAAGAACGTAGCCCAGCGTCAGAAGATAGCCTCATGCTATCAGCCCATTCTATATTGGACTTTCGCCACTCTTTTGTCTTTTTGCTAAAAGGCAGTTGCTGTGGCGGAAATGTTCTTTTTTCTATTAACATAAAATTAAATTTTTGCAAAGTTAAATAAAACAATCGCCAACAGCAACTCTTTTTAATCTAAAAACATTAATTGTGTTTATTTTTGTAATTCCTATTAAAGTAATCATCATTGCCTAAATATGTGGCATCGTCTTTTCTTATACTCTTTTTGACTCCATCATCCCCAGCTAATCTGAGTCTGTCTTCACGCAGCAGCATTAGCATAGCTAAAGCATCTACACGGTCTGTATTTAGGTCTTCAGACCACATTGAAAGCTCTTGCAGTAAAGCCCTGTATTTTATAGTATGAAGCTTCATTATATTAACTTCTTCTATCTCAATACTTCCATCAGCTTTTTCTATCTGTCTTTCCATCTCTACAGGTTTTAATAGATAATCTCTAATACAACGCCTTCCGTATGGAGCTACTTGTCCGTAGTTTCCAACACCCTTCTTTTTATTCCCATATGTACCTGGCTTTATTATTTCTTTATCTGCCAAGAACTCTAGCGTATCAGACAGTAGGTATAATGAATTATGCTGTGAGAAGTATTTAAACAGCCCCTTTTTATTGTTTTCATAATTTAATTCTGCGTTATAAAATAAGCATGCTCTCCTGCATATTTCATAAAAGTCATCTGCGAACATTGGCCTACCAGTGTACTCAAATACTAAGTCATCAGTAAATAAATCAAGTATATAAAAAGATCCTAAAGATAAAGTTTCTGATGTGTCGTCGTCGT